GCGTTTATATTAATGATAACGTACCTGGGCTCGTTGCCATACTATGTATGAATGGGCTACCCAAAGGAAAATAACAAATGAGCCCGAGAGATTTAATGAGAATGACATGGGAAAGAGCCAAGCAGCTTATGTTGTTAAGAGGCACGTTAGAAGATTACGTTTTATTCGCCGTCGCTAAAGGCGCCGCTTTCGCTATTGGCCTAGGCCTAGGCTGGTATTTATGGGGAGCAGTGTAAATGAAACTAACCAAATCACAACTCAAACAGATTATTAAAGAAGAGCTAAACTTAGTACTCGAAGATCAAGCGGAACATATCGCAGGCATCGAAAAGAAAATGGTGAAATGGATGGAGAGACATCAGCAACTCAAGCCGATGTGCAACAGGCACGAAGATTGGGACGACCCCCAGAACGACGCACGGTGTGACGAACTCTCCGCCATTGAGGAAAAAATCCATCAAAACCAGAACCAGCTTGCTCGCATGGGCCGGCCCGGATTCGAGGCCCTCGACCGCTTAGAACAAACATTAAAGCCGCTCCGCAAATTGGGGGAAGTACTAGAAAAAACTTTGAGTGAGTCATCAGCAAAAGAACCGACCAAATGAAACTTACAAAACAAAAATTAAAACAGATTATTAAGGAAGAGCTTGAGGAGGCCCGACTTCCAGCCTGGGAGCTTTCGGGCTATGTGCCCGAACCGGGACTCGGACCACATGACGAGAAGAGTCAGAAAACTAATATGAATCGCAGCCTTGGTGAGTTTGCTCAATGGGTCTCCCGCATCGACGGACACATCGAACAGATTACAGGAGAAAGTATAACAGCAGATAAGATGCCCTCTGATATTAATCTTTATGATATGTGGCTCCTTGGATTGTCTCCTGGTCAGGCTGCACAAGATCTTACGACGAGAGACTATTAATGAAACTTTGGAATAAACTAAATCACTGGCTCGACTGGCGCGGAATTAAGTGGACCGACATTCTTGGTTCGGGTGTAGCATTTGGAACAATCATTGCACTAATTATAGTATTAATATGGGCAGGATTACAATGAAACAAAAGCTCTTAAAATTATGTCGATTGGATGTGCTGGCCCTTGGGCTAGCATTGCTTGCTTTGGCAGTTGCGTGTTGCGGACATCACAGAACACAAGAAAGATTAAACGAAATGGAGCACATTGGAATTCCAAACCAGACTCATCCTCCCGTTGAATTAAGGCTGCCTCGATGAAAATCACACAACACAGACTGATGGAGATCATTAAGGAAGAGATTAGTGAGGCACTGGATCCTCATAGTTCTTTAGCTGCGCAGGCAGAAGATGAATACGAAGCACCTGAAGAGGTAGAAGGAGGAATGACTGGCAGTACCGTATTTGACATTCCAGAACCCATCCCCGAAAAATATTATCAGCAAGCCGAGGAGTGGCTTCGTGAATTGGCTCCCGGTCTTCCCCCCGAGCGTTGGGAGAAATGGAGAAAGCATCTCGCAAAAGGCTTTCAAGATGTGGAGGCTCAAAATCCGGAACCTCCTCCCGAATGGGAACCTGAGAAAAAAGGTATTCGTAGTCGCCTGCGTTCATGGTTTGGAGAAGGCATAGAGCGCCCCGAAAGCAACTTGGTAAATCTTCTTCGCAAGGTTCTTAAAACTCCCGAAGAGGCATACCGTGTCGAAAAGTTTTATCTAAGTGAGCTATCTCCTGAAGAACAAGAACAACTGAAAGCCGTATTAACAACACTTGAAGATACGGCTGAAGAATACGAAGGAGAAGAAATAGAAGTGGCAGAACAAAAAATAATGAGATATATTAAAGAAGAACTCAGAACTGTTCTTCAAGAAGATTATGCTCTTGACGCCCCAGACGAAGATGAAGAATCATTTACGGGCATTGAGAAAGTAGACTATATTATTGATGATTTACAAAAAAGAAACATTTTGCATCTTCTTGACTCACAAGAAGAAAGAGGCGCCTTTTTAAAATGGATAGTTGGTGAATATATAGATGATATATTGCCAGAAGATTTGCATGATTTAATGCGCACTGTTCTTCGTGGCCACACAGAAAGAGAAGACGAAGAAGACGAAGCCCATCATGATGAAAGAGAAGATGAACTATTTGACGATTTAGAAGCAGCACTTGATTACGAACAAGAAGAAGAAATAGAACTAGCAGGAGAATTAGACGAAGTTTATTCTCAAAAACAAAGACGCTGGGCCTGCGCACAAAAGGACAAACCAGCAGAGAAAAGAAAGAAAAGTCTGTCTAAAAAAGAAGCAGATGAAATGTGCAAGTCCAAAGAACTTAAAAAGAAGAAACCAAAGAGAGGTAAAAAATAATGGATTTATTAAAGAGAGCAGCTAGCGCTGTATGTGGGGTTGTCCCCGCGGTTTTAAACTTAGTACGCAATAGAGTACTTGGTGTATGGGACGAAGTTGTCACAGGTCACCACCGGCTAGATTGGTGGCTATTGCTGGCTCTGGTCTGGCTTGACGGCTTGGCCTGCTGCTGGTGGCTTTGGGTGAGGTAATGGCTGAGCACAAAGGATTTATCGACACTTGGCTATTAAAGCTAACATCTCGAAAGCTTTTAGTATGGATGACAGCATCAGCGTTAGCCTTCACAGGCTTTCTCACCAGTGGCGATTGGGTTATTATCAGCACAGTATTTGTGGGAACCCAGGGCGCTGTTGATATTGTTGAGAGACTTAAGGGGCTTAAGTGACGCCACAGCAAATGATCCTTCAGTTTTTACTAAAGAACTGGAAAGGAATTGTAATCGCCCTTCTTTGTCTTACAATGATGGGCAAAATGCGTTATGACTATAAACAGATGCAAGCTGCCTATGAAGCATCCGAGCAATCACTGCAAGCACAGCTTGCCGGGTTGCAAGAGATTCACAAAAAGCAAATGGCTGAAATGGAAAGTTCACTCCAGGCCTATAAAGATACGATGGAACAAATCGAACAGGATTATCAAGAGAGCCAAGAAGAGCTATTGGCTCTGAGCGAAGAAAAGCGCCGCGAATACGGAAGGCAATTCTCGCAGAATCCAGAAGAATTAGCTGAGACAATAATAATGATGTATGGATTTGAACATGTTCCTTAGCTTACTATTAATGTTAATGGGATCGGCCCAAGCTGAAGATGGTGGCAGATTTACGTTTCTTGGCCACCAGCAATGTGCACCATTTGAAGGAGTGCTCTTTGATGTGCCAGCGTTATCCGAAATTCTTACGCGACAATCGACCGCTAACCTAGCGTGTCAGGCGCGCATTGATTACGAGCTTTCGATAGAAGAAGCGAATTATGAGTTACAGCTTCGAAACTGGGAGATACAATACACCGCATTGCATGAAGAGATGAGCTTATTAATCTTTCAGAAAGATGAAGAAATTGATCAATTACAAAGTTCGCTTTTAAAACAATCTCCACGCAATAATTGGATGTGGGCTGCGGGCGGTGTAGTCGCCGGCGTGGCTGCTAGTTATACTGCTTATAGACTATTCAATGAGTGATAAAGATTTCGATAAAATTGCTGCAATTGAAAAAGCAATTACAAAGAAGTATGGCAAAGATGCCATTCAAAACCCCCGTGCAAATTGGGACGAGATCAAAGAGAAAGAATATCTTGAACAAATGCGAGAGTATTATGAGAAGACCAATAGGCACGAGAAGTCGCAAGAGAAAGTTGATATTAATGGTATAAAGGTCTCAAAAAAACTACTTAATAGAGACTCTTTAAAATGTTGTCTTGTCTGCGGAACTTTTCCAAAGAAATCTATGGATGATGTTTGTCTTCTTAAGTTTGAGTGTTGCTATAAATGCTATATTCAGCACATAGAAGATCGAGAAGAGCGGTGGTTAAAAGGGTGGAGACCTGACAAAGATACTACTTAAGGATAAAAGAGGAATTTATAATGGCAACAGTTTATGAAATTGTACAAGGATTAGCACAAGCAGCCGCTAACTCATATGACGGTGCGCTGGGCGAGGATTACGAACCGGACAAGCCCGGGATTCTCCGCAGAGAAGAAGGCGATGCTCTGATCGACCAGCGCGTGATGGACGGCTTTAACGTAAGGTTTGCCGGAAATAGAATGGTCCTCAGCTATCAATCAGAAGTTCAGCTTAAAGAAGTTATCGCCGGCGGATTTGAAGGGGAAATCGATCAGCGCCTCACAGATATCGTAGGATGGCTTAAGAAAGAATATAAGAAAATCACCGGCGACTCCGTAACCCTGACCGAAGAGGGAGAAGTGGATGTTCTTGTACAGAATACTTCGCGTGTTCGTACTTGGGTCCAGGCTCACAAAACGTATAAGATTGGCGGCTTGGCAGAAGATATGGAAGTGCGCCGCCGAGGGGAACCAGTTGCTGAAAAAAGTTGGAAGACTTTCTTGGATCAGGGAGGCTGGCAAGGCAAGCGTCCGAAGAACGATACAAGGAAGAAAGAATCATGAAAATTTCTATTGGGCGTCTCAAAGAGATCATTATGGAAGAAGTTGCGAAGGCGGCTGCTGTAGAAGAGCGCTTCAAGCCCGCATCGGAGATGCCACCAGAGTGGCAGGCCAAAGCCCAGCCGGGATCGCCGGCCGCCAGACAGCTTCAGATTCCTAAATGCAACAGGCTGCTGCAACAGATGGAGTACCACAACGAGGAAGAATCCTCCGGGCAACAGCGCTATGATGTTCGGGGAGCCCGGGATGAGCTAGCGCAATCACCCGAATGGATTGATTGCAAAGATAAGGGCTTGTTTGCAGAGACAGAGATTGGAAAGGCTGCTGCCGCACGGAAGGCCCGGTGGGACGCCGAAGAGGCCGAAGAGGCCGCGGCAAAAGCCGCCGGTCCGCTTCCAACTCCCCCACGACGCGCTGGCCGAGATCCATACCTGAGCGAAACCCTTAACATAGAAATCGTAGATGATGAATGAGCTTTCAATTAGACAAGAAGCAAAGAATAAAAGAGATACTAAAGTGTGGAAAGGATCCATCTTATTTTCTTAAAACATATGCACGCATATCCCATCCCATGCATGGGTTAATATTGTTTGATACATATGATTTCCAAGACGACCTCCTTAAAAATTTTAATGATTATCGCTTTAATGTTATTTTAAAAGCTAGACAACTTGGAATCTCTACAATTACTGCCGGATATGTTGTATGGATGATGCTGTTCCATCGCGACAAGTCTATATTAGTTATGGCTACGAAGTTTGCAACCGCCGGCAATCTCGTCAAAAAAGTTAAAGGCATCATGCGCCAACTCCCAGATTGGTTAAAGATTGCTACAATTGAAGTAGATAACCGCAACTCTTTTGAGCTTTCTAATGGTTCCTCGATTAAGGCCGCTTCTACTTCCGGTGATGCCGGCCGTTCAGAAGCCCTGTCCTTGTTGGTGCTTGACGAGGCAGCCCATATCGAAAACTTAGAAGAACTGTGGACTGGCCTCTACCCCACATTGTCAACGGGTGGCCGCTGTATTGCGCTGTCAACACCAAACGGTGTCGGAAACTGGTTTCATAAAACGTGCACAGATTCGGAGACCGGCCTCAATAACTTTAATCTTACAACTTTGCCGTGGGATGTACATCCAGAAAGAGATGAACAGTGGTACAAGAAAGAAACTCAAAATATGTCCAAACGCCAAATTGCGCAAGAGCTTCAATGCAATTTCAACACTTCCGGCGAAACAGTTATTGATTCTGACTGTATGGAATATTTGTTATCAATGGTTAAAGAA